AATCAGAAGTAACTACTGCTGGAAATGTAAAAGTCCCTACAGTTGTCTGTGGTGTTGTTTGGTCTAAGTGTAAAACCCCTGACAAGTCAGTAACTCCAACAGGTGATGGAACGTCTAGTCTTGAGAAAGTATCATCTTCTACTGATAAAGTAACAGTTGGGTCTACACCTACACCAGACTTTAGGACAGTAACAACAAACTTAATACGCATTGTGGAGTCTATAACTAAAGAATCTCCCCACACATTTGTTTCATATAGAGCATCTACTTCTGTAAGTTGTTCTGAAAGATTAGAAGTTCTTAAAAGAACAGGATTAGCCCCAGCTACATCTGTTTTAAATACATAACCTCTTAATTGCTGTGGTTTAGCTTCGTTAGAAGTCTTGGCAGTAAAATAGAAGAAACGTGAACCATCTGTTACACGATAGGGAGTAGTAGCAACATCTGTAATAAATTCTGCGATTGTAGTTTCACCCTCAGCAGCGGTGGCGGTAAAGGTCTGTATTCCACCAGGGGGTAGAATTAAAGAAGCAATATACATTCCTGCGACATCAGAGGCGGTCTTAGTAAAGAAAAAGGATTTCATACCTCCACCTGCCAGGGAGTCAGCATATTCTTTGTCAATGAGTTGGTGGTCTAAGGTAAAGTCTGCGTGGTCAGAAGCCAACAAAGGAATACCACCTGTGATAGTTTGAGGGGTTGTCTGGTCAAGGTGAAGTGAAAGAGGGTCGGTTTCGGTCGTAACTATTTCTGTCCAACTTCTGTTTTTTCTACCATAAGTCTTTCCATCTTTTGGTGCTTCACGAACACCGGTAGATCCACCAATCAATCTTTTTGTTTCATCTTGGTATTCTTTAAGCCCTTTAATTGCTGAGGCATCCAGACGTTCTTCTCCCTGCAATAATTCTAGGCCATCTCTAAAATATTCGCCAAAAGTAGGCAATTTCTGCTCTAGCTCTAACATACTAGGCATCAAGGGTATAAGGCCTTCTAGGGCTTGTTTTGAAGCAATAGAGGCTATTTCTAGGGGGTTTGGAGAAAAACCCGGATCACCTTTCGGGCCAGGTTTAGTTGAATCTTTACCTTTCTCACCCGGATCACCTTTAATTGACTTACCAGGCTCTCCTTTTAATTCCTTTTTTAGTTCAGGACTAAGTGAGATGGATTGTATAGATTTTTTTTTTACTTCACTCGAAAGATTATCAAGTTTAGAATTCAATTCACTTAAATTTGTTTCTGGTATTTTAATTCCAGCAATTTTATCTGTTACTTCTTCAAGTTTATCTTCTAAGTCATTTATTTTTTTAACTAAAATTAAAGGACCGTCACCAGTCTTTTTGGCATCCATCATATCAGCCATTTCCAATAGTCTTTTAGATTTCTTATCCATTCGCTATATCATAGCATATGGTAAAATGGTCGGATATGAAAAAACCACCCTTTCAGGTGGTTATTCTCCTAAGCTATGTTTTCAACCCAGACTTGTCCATTCCCTTCAACCGGTGTAACCAAGTATCTAACATTTCCATAGGATCGTTTAACATCTAAGATAATTACTTTGACATTTAATCCCCCTTGATTAACGTGAACCCGTTTTTGAAGTAGTTTAGTAAACTCTACTGCTGATGCGAAATTTTGTTTTTTATCCATTTTATTTTGATTAGTTTTTAAAAAGAGTTGTGTAACTCCCTATGCGAGAACCATCTAATTTGTAGTAGGCAAAACCGTGATTTGTCTTAACACAAAAGAGTTCAGCGCCATCTTTTTTTACAAGTGTATAACCTTTATCACCGTGAAAGTCAGAGGCCTTAAAGAAAACTCTATTACTTTCATTATTTCTGATAGTTTGAATTTTATCTTTTAATAATGTTTTCATCTTATTTTGTTATTACTCCTTCTTCGATTAAAGCACTCGCGGTTCGACCAAACCAACCTTGTAATTGCCAAACTAATTTAGTGTCAACTAGATATTGCCAAGCCTCAATTACTGCTTCTTCACAAGGTGCTTCCTCAAAACCTTCGGCATAAGCTGTAGCCATATAACTTGATTTGATATATTTGTATATTTTTTCTTTCATAAATTTATTTCTTAATTGCTAAGATGAATGATCCACAACAGTTATAGATTTCAATTCCCTGATGAACTCCGTCATCATAAACAGTGAACAAATCTCCTGATGACCCTACCAACCAACAACCACATATTCCTAAAGTATATTGATTATCCGGTCTATCATCTGATTTGATTGGTCTAAAACCTTTATCATCACAAGGCATTACACAATCGACCATACCGTCAAAATTTGTTTTGTTGTTAATTAGTAGTTTACCTTGATTTTTCTTGATGAAACTCTTTAAAGTTGCTCTAGTTATTTTCATATATTTTTTAATTAGTTTTAAGGTTGGACTAGAACCTTATTTGCTACTCTCTATTCTGTTATCAATGAACCCTCCTTCCTTATGCTTATAACTATAAAGCATAGGGAATGAGAAGTAAACGCTGTTTTGCGTTTCTTTTCATTTCATATGTTAGTAACTAAAAATAGCCTTGATTTACAAGACTATTTTAACACTATATTTTAAGTGATTTAAGTTATTCGCTACTATTTACTGAATCCATTGCTCGAATTATGTTATCTTCTCTTGCATCATATTCATTTGGTTCGGTTGTTTCTTCAGGTGGAAGAAAACCCTTTGCTTGTAGTTGAGCAGTAGCTTCTTCAATTATTTCTTCTTTTGTTTTCCCTTCTGTGGGAATCATTGCTATTAGTTTTTTCATATTTATTTTTTAGGTTTCTTTAAATAAATAGTTTCAAATGATTCAAGATCAAATATACCTATCTGATCTGCCTTGTTACCGACCTTAATGGCTTCACTCTTACTATTAAAGACAGTTGGAATATCAAAGTAAACTTTTCCTTCATCTACCCACATTCCTAAATGCCTACCTGATTTTAACGCGTTATCCAAATTTTGTAAAACATAGTTACGCACAGCCTCCTTTGTTAGGTCTTTTTGAGGGATAGCTTTTTCAGTCAATTTACTATCAGCAACAGAGAAGCCTTTGGTTGGAATATCTCCATTTAAAGCTATAGTTACACCACCATTCTTCTTTGTAAGAGCTTTAGCCTTAGTAACTATGTCATCTAATTGAGAACTTTTAGCAGTTACATCAAATAGAGCCGGATTAGTTCCTTTTGGCACTTCATTATTAAAGCCTGTAAAGCTACTGATCCTTTTATCAGTTCTTAAAGCATTGTAATTTTCAAAAGGTTTGTTTCCTACTTCGGTAGTTATATATGAGGTTGGTATTTCACGACCAGTTGCCTTAGCTCTTATTTTAGCTCTTTGTAAAGCAATTTCAGGTGATACTTGATTCAAAGATAAGTGAACATCATAACCATTAGCTTTAGCTTTATCAATAATGATCTGTAATTTATCCATTTTAGCTCCAACGGTTGGAAGCACAATGTTATCTCCATTCTTCATAGCGCGGATCAAGAGATTACCTTCAAGAATGTCATTTGACTCTCGGTGGACTACTTTTGCTCCTTTACCACCATCATATTCAGGTAGTTTAACCTTAACCCTATCAGAATCAATTACTAGAGATTGGAATTTCTTTGAAAGTGGATTAACTAAAACTTCTGATTTACCAGAGGCCGGTGGCCCAATAACTAAATCAAGTCTTTTACCTTGTTTAACTTTTCCACCAAAAACATCTTCACCGGTTGCTGATTTACCAGTCCAAGCTCCCTCTTTATAAATATCGTCAGCTATTTTATTATGTAGTTCAAGTCTGTTTGCTGGGTAAGATGATTTTACATCTGGAACTTTACCCGCTATAATATCTTTAGGTTTTTTATTAACAGTCGGTGTAAGGTCTAACACTGATTTCTCACCGGTAACCCCGTTAACAACATTTATGGAATTATTTGCACTCTTACTTGTCGGAATAATTGTCTTTGAAGTGCTTAACTTTGTCTTCTTTGACAGTAAACTCTGAACCAAGTCCAAACCCATTTCTTCATAAATATCTTTATACTTTGCTTTTAATGTTTTAAGAACAGCAGCAACTTCTTTTGGTGTTTGTTCACCTAAGTTTTGAATCAATAATCTTTTCATCGGATTAGAGATAAATTCACTTTGAACTACATCAGCTACCTTATTAGACACCGCGTGTCCTAGAGCTGTCCCTAAGATTGGATGTCCGATACTTTGTCCTACAGTTAAACCAACAACATCACCGGTTAGTTTCATAAACATTCTTGATAAAGCACCGCCATTCACTTTTTTACCATTTAAAGCATCAAGAAAATCAATGGCATCATAATGTCCTTGAATCAATTTATTTAAATCTCTAATGGTATCACTCTCGGTTGCTCCTTCAATTATTTCCTTAGCTGCCTTTCCCACCATTGAATGAGCATCATAACTAAATTTAGCATTTGGGTTTTTGTATGATTTTGATAAAGCTGCTTGTTCGGTTTTTAACTTATCAAGTTCAATTAACTCTATACCATCTTGATATAGTGGAGATCCTTTATAACCTTCGCCAATTTCAGCTAATACTTTTAAGGCTTGTTTCTTTTCAGCGGCTTTTTTTGCACCTGACCAAGGTTGAGCCTCAATCAAAGCATCGGTATAATCTGTTATAGCCTCAATAGATACTCTTGCATCACTCAAGAATAAATCTTCCTGTTTTAATTTTGAAAGTTCTCCAATTTTTTTCCATAAAAATTCCTGTCCTTCTACTGTTGAAGCACCATTCCCTACCATATCTGGTAAGGTATTTTTTCCATACATTTGTAAGACACCAATTGGATCAGTTTTATTGACCATTTCCGCTGTATCAAGAATGGCTTGTGGTTTTACATATTTAGCAGCCGATTCTCGATAAACTTGACCTAATTGACCTCTAACCATCGTTTCTCTCATCGTTGGGTTAGCAAACTTAACTGCTTTTGAGATTACAGGTGTCACTGCACCTCCTACAAGGCCCGTAGTAGCACCAAAAGCTCCACCCTTAGTAGTTTCTATACCTATGCTTTTAAGGGTTGAATCTGGGCTTTGTGCCTCTGCACCACCAAACATTAAGGCACCGCTAACTGATTCATATTTAATACCAGTTTTAATCGCATTGATAATTTGCTGTTTGATTCCCTCTTTAATGGCTCCGGTTGCACCATATCCACCAACTAGATAAGAACCCATCTCGGCACCAGCACCAATAGCCTCCTTAACTGATCCTAAAGGTTTTACCTTACCAAAATAACCAAAGTCATAACCTTCGGCTTTTCTTCTTTCTACCTCAGCGGCGCTTTGATCTAAAGTTTGTTGAGCTTCAACTCCTTTACCACCTATTTTTTGTCCAATAGATTTAACCAGATCCATTCCAGTTCCTAAAGCCGTAATACCTGAGGCAGCAGTTTTAAGAAAAGGGGAAGCGGCACTCTGAACAAAACTTTGAAACATACCCGGACCTTTTTCGGCTAATGGTTTTTTACTTACTGGAGTTCCATATTTAGAAAAATCAGTAGCACCAACTGGCACTCCTGTTTTTTCATTTATAGGTTGTCCATATTTACTAAAATCTGTTGCCATAATTATTTATATTCAACTAACATTCCGTCAGCGATTGCATTGTTAATTCCTTCTCTATTTGATTGAATTACTAACCTTTCATTGGTATTTGGATTTACAATTTCAACTGTGGCTGTCATTCCATTTGCAGTCGCTAAAGCACCTCTTACTTTAGCTAATTCTACTCTAGCGGATTTGTCACCTAAGTTTGTGCCAAGTGAAGTAACGGATCTTGCTAATGTCTTAGCTTCAAAGTCGGAAATTGCACCAGAACCTTTCATTTGAGCACGAGCCTCGATAGATAATTGAGAAATAAGCTGACTAACTTGATTTTTAACTTGCTGTTCATTAGAACCTGGAGTCCAATAAGTAAAAGGATTCTTGGCACCAAATACCTGGTCAAGATAAGGGGAATTTATAATAGTATCGACTAAACCAAGTTTCTCTAGGACAGCACTCTGTTGAGTAGCAGCAATAGTTCCGGGTGCTGAAGCTGTAATTTTTTGCTGTAGTTCTTGCATCTGTAATTTCTCTAATTGAGAAGTTCCATAGCCTTGAATTGCAGCATAGGCTTCATCAGAAGTGGTCGCAGCACCAATTGCTTGTAAGACAGAAGCCGGAGCACCTGCCGCCACCGCAGTTTGATAAGCATCTTTTTTAGCATTAGCGAAATCAGCCGCTTTAGTTTTAGCTGCATCAATAGCATTTTGCGCATCAAACTTCTCACTCTCTGTCATATCATTTTGATACATTCCATACATCTTTTCTAGGGTTGTGATTTGATTATTGATTGGTTCAAATTCTGCTTTTATCTTAGCGGCCACAATAGAATTAGCAGTATCAAGATCACCCAAAGCAACCGCTTTAATAATCGACAAATCAGCAAGGTGTTCATCTCTTTGTTTGGTTATTTGACTTTTAGCAGCAGAAAGATGACCAGTTGATTGTCCTTCAGCATTTAAAGCCAATTCTCTTAATTGTTTCTCATAAGCGCGAGAAGTAATAAGAATATTTTTATCAGCTTCATTTAAGGCTCTAGTTTTGTCATCAATTTTTTGCTGTTCTTGTAAAGACAAGGTTTTCTCTCCTTCTTTTCCTTGTTTAGCATAAAGACCAGTTAAATTCTCTCGGATCGTATCAGATTCAGATTTATCCTTCTTTGTTGCACCTTCTACACCGGTTGCACCATAAATACCTAAAGCGCTACCAGCTTTATTGTTATTTTCTGCTGGTGGAACGATTGGTGTGCCATTTCCGGCTAAAACACTAGAAGTGATTGGGGTATTTTGGGTTTTAAGGTAATTTAACAAAGTAGAGAAGTTTGTATCATTACTAAAATCCATTGGCCCTTTATTAGAAATAGGACCAACTAGTTTTGAATTAGGAACAGGTGTTGGAGTTAAAACCGGTGCGGTGGCAGTAGGGGAATCATACTGAGTGGCCGGTGCTATCTTTCCTTTACCTAAAACAGGCATCTTAAAGGTGTTATTTGTAAGATATGAATCTAATGATTTTAAAGGGTCTATTGCCATATTGTTTATATTAACATATTTAATAATGGTCGGATTTATTTACTAGGAATAAGGCTATCATTATCTATTTGTAACTCCTCAATGGTTACTCCAATACCTCTCATTTCAACTTTAACTTGAATAAATTTACCATCAGAACCAAGCTGTGTAGAATAATAGTTGATAGTATTCTCATTAGTAATTGTGGTAAGTTCTGTCCAGTTATCAACATTAAAATAGAAGGCATCATTTACTACTGCAAAAGGGAAGGCTTCCCCAATGGCTACAGTCCAAGTTCCAGAGGCTAAAGTTAGAGAATCTATCCTTGCCATATGTCCTGATCCTACACCTCCTGTTATTTCTAGTTCATCCTCCACTGCTACATCTGACATATCAGCTGTAGTAGTAAAGGTTGAGGTTGTAACCCATTTAGCTGACCATTGTGTTGTTGATTCAAATCTAACGGAAGAAAAAGGAAGCCCATATCTATCCTTTGTTTTATATTTAATGATAATAGAATCTTCAGGCCCTAGTGGTTTAAATTTTAAAGTAATTAAATTATGATTATCAGTAACGTTTGCTGAGTTTAATCTTGGTGTTACAAAATACCCCCTATTAGGTAAGAAAGCTGAAATAGGACAGAATACAGCTCTATTTGTTGAAAGAGTTTGTTTGGAAACCAAATCGGCAGTCATACAAATTCTACCAACATAAGAAGAATCAAATAACAGAGAGTTTAATACTGCCATTGCTGAACGATTATTTGGAGAATAAGACCAACCATAATCATTAGTTTTAACACAATAGAAAGCTGGATTAGTTCCGGCAGCCGAAAAATCTATTGCGATTCCAGCAAGGGCGTCAGCATAAGTATCAGCAACTTTAAATACTCTCGCACTAACCTTAATTATGAAGTAACACCTACCACCAGTTTTTAATTCTGGTATTGCAGTTGTTGCCTCGTGGAAAATTGGCATACCAGTAATTACCCCAGTTAAATAACTATCGGCACCAGTTGTTACTGTGTTTACATTAGCATCTACAGTTACGGCAGTAAATGGCATACTGACGGTATTAGAGTAACTAGGAGAATATTTATGATAGAAAGCTCCATTTGAGTCATCATAACACCAAATACCAGCTGGGAAATCAGGTAAGACTTTTAATCCACTAGTATAAAGACCTGAGTCGAGATTAACCAAAATTAAATCTCCATCTGTTGCTAGTCCACGATTCGATACCCTTGAATAATCGTTTAGAGCATCGCACCATTCTAAATTGTTTTTATAAACAGGAAGTGTAGCTAAAGTATCAAATCCACCTCCGTTGAATCTTACAAGTTCTCCTAAGGAGTTAATACCAACAATCGTAGACTTAAACGTCTTAATTGAAGCTAATTCAAATGTGCCGACAGGGTAAGCATAATCGTGAGTAGCTTTTATCGCATCAATAATAAATAGTTTAGCCTCTCCACCTGATTTGCTTCTAGTCGCAATATATAGGTTATTACCAACTGATGCCATAGAAGATACTTGATATTCGGTTGGGAGAACCAAGACAGTTGCATTAACGGCCCAAGAGGTATTTATAAATTTAACACAGTTATTATTACCAACCGCTAGGCCAGCACCATATAAAGTTAAACAAGTTGGAACTGAAGTGGAAAACACACCACCTGATACGCTGACATCTGTCCAATCTGTTCCAACCCTATAAGAAACATTAGAACCATCTGTCGCCATTTGGCATCCATTAAAATAAATACAGTCTTCTTCCACTCCAGGGGTTGGGGTATCAGTCCAACCATAATTAGCAGCATCATAAAGTTGGTCAAAACCAGCGACACCATTATAAATATCATCTGAGTTTAAAAAAATAGTGCTATCACCGGCATAAATACAATCTACCACATCAAAATCAGCATCCTTATCTTCAGAATATTGAGCAAAAGTAGCTTCAGCTAATTTAATATAGCCTTGTTCATCTAGGGAAATATTCCTAGACTTATAAATCGTTCCGGTTAGATCCGATTTATTATCTTGAAGATGTTTCTTTGTTTCTTGATTTGGAATTATAAACATAAATTTATAGATTAGCTATTATTGTTTTTGATACTTGATCTAAAGGAAAGGTTAGTTGATTCTGCTTTCGCTGCTCAATATACTGCTCTAATTTGGCAATTCTTTCTTCTAGTTCCTTTATTTTGTTTTTTTGTTCTTCACTTGTCATTTTAGTTTATTTTATAGGCAATTATGATTATTTCTATAAATAATATTAGGTATAGGTATTTCATTTTGCTTCATTAGTCCAAATTGATGGTGGATATTTAAGACCTGCACCGGCATTGTAAAGTCTTAATACTTCGGTGGCAGTGATTGCTCTGTTCCAAATGCCAACTTCGTCAATCTTTCCAGTTATAAATTCAGTAGTTCCTGCTGGATATGAGTTAATATCAAAAGCAACAGTATTGCCGGTTTGAACTGCTGTTGAGGAAGCTGTCTTTAAAACACCATCTATATATATTCTAGTGTTTGTTCCATCATAAGTTACAACACAATGATACCAAGTATTTACTACTGGAGTAAAGTCACTATCTGCAACGACAGCTCCCCCCCATTTTGTAACTCTTATTTTTGAACCAGTAGCAATGGTGCTTAGAACAACTTGAAAGGAAGAGGTGGGTGAAGAAACACTATTATATAAACCTAATATTGTCCTAGTGACAGTGTATAAGTCATAGATATTAAACCAAAATGAGACCGACTTAGTTGCTTCTATTGCTGGAAGACCATTTGTGGTCGCAAGTAACCTGCTAGGTGAGGCCAATGCTAAACCAACTGAAGCATTATATAAATCAGTAATCTCTGCTTGTCCTAAGGCACGATTCCAGATACCCACTTCATCTATTAGACCTGTTAATACTGCTGAGCCTCCTATATCAGCACCGACAGATAAATTAAAAGTTGGAGCAATCGTTTCTGTAGTCTCAAATGTGCCTTCCCAATCAAGAACACCATTTACATAAATTTTAGCCGCGTTTGTTGTAGTTGTTCCGTCCCACGTGCAGGTTATATGTCTCATAACACCATCATTAACTGCCATTGAAGTTGAGAGCCATTGTATACTTGTGACTGTATCTCTAAATCCAAATAATAACTTTCCACGATTAACTATGTTTGTAAACTCATCAATTATAATAGCTGTTCCGTGTTGTGCGCCAAAGAAATTACAATTTTGAATAATTGTAGGGCTGGTAAATATATTGTTATATGTCGTCTTTAACCAGAAAGATATTGTTTTAGCGCCAAGAGGAATAACAGGTGCAGCGGCAGATAATTTACTAGGTAATGCATAAGCCAATCCAGCAGTGGCATTATATAGTTCTGTTATATCATTTGTGCTTAAACATCTACTCCAAATACCTAGTTCGTCAAGACCTCCTTTATAAGGCGCTCCAGCAGCATCACTAATAACCATACTTGTTAATGGATTGAATGTATAAGGAGAAATAGCGGAAGCAACAGATACTCCATTTTTATACATAGTAGTAGTTGTTCCATCAAATGCAATCGTAATCATTTGCCAAGCACCAAAAGTTAAACCTGACATTCTAACATTTCCTATTTCCCCATTAACCTGGTCAAATTCCATTTCTCCAGTATCGCCAGGAAATAATCTCAGTAAATCAGTTCCATTTCCTATTAAAAGAAGCATTGAATATCCAATACCGCCTATAAGTTCAGGTTTCATCCAAAGATTTATAGTAAAAGCAGTTTTAGATATTGTTAACCCTGATGCAATTGTATATTGAGCAGTCGTGCCATTAAAAACAGCGCCATTGTTTATTTTAGATGCCGCATAAGTTACATTTGAATTAACCAATTCTTTTGCATAACACAAGTCAACAGCATTTCCGGAGGCTTCATCAAATTTCCAATAGTAACTTAACCCATAAAAACAAGAACGAAATCTTGCGGCATTATTTATCTTACCTGTTTCATAAGTTACACCTTGATTTGTTAAAGTATAACCGCCAATACTGTCAATTGCGTTTCCACTCGCTTCATCAAACTTATAATAAGCAAGCAAGTCAGCAAAACAGCTCTTAAATCTAGCTCCATTATTTATTTTGCCAGCTTCATATTTAACAGAGGTATTTACACCGTTATTACCAGCAACAGAATCAACTGCATTGCCGGAGATTTCATCTAATTTATAGTAAGCAACTAATCCTCTTTGTGGCTCTATTTTATTTTGTTCATTTGTGACAGATACTACATTTTTAGTCTCGTTAGTATATTCAAGATTAAATGGATAGGACAATCCTAATCCGCCATTATATAGTGACTGAATTTCTGTCAGAGATAATGCTCGTGACCATAATCCTACTTCGTCTAAAGCACCGTTGATAGTATTACTATCTCCTGAACCAAATTTCATACCACCAAAATCAACAGGCGCGGTTTGAGCTTTTGTGGCCAATAAAATGCCATTTTTATAAAACCTGCCATTTGCACCGTCATAAGTATAAACGATATGATTCCAAACATCTTGTGTTAACGTTCCTGTCGGTAATTCTGTTATAGAAAATCTAGTTGCAAGATCTGTTCCGCAATATATACCACCAGTCGAGGTTGTGTGAAATACAAAACTATTCCAGCTATTAACAGCTAACATTTGGCTGTTGTAGTTTGATATAGTTGTTGGATATACCCACCAGGATATTGAAAATGCAGTTGGTGCAAATGAAAAAGTGGACTGTATTTTGCTAGTAAGACCATTCCCAAGCATTCCCTGTTTTATTTTTCCATAAGATATACCATAACTAACGGCAGTATCTACTCCGTTGTTTCCACCTACTGAATCATTCGAATTTCCATCCAGCTTCCAATATGATACTAAATTGTCTTTTAAGTTTGACATTCATTTTATATAAACCTGGTTATATTCTGACCAATTACTTTTCTAGTATCTCTTTCTCTTTGGCCAATACCTTTAGTCATTTTCTTTTCCATTAAAGCTAAATCAATCGCATAACGATCAGCTAGAGCAAACATCTTATTCCTCTTACAATAACGAACAGAACAATCCAAGGCAATATATTCGTGGTAAAGACCTGGTATTCCGGGCATTTTAGAGCTATCAGTAACAGTAAAGTGTGATCCTTCACGATTGATAAAAACTTTCAAACCTAAAGCAACATTAGCTTTTGGTATTTGATCTAATTCAATTCCATTACCAGTTTTGTTATAACGATAAACATCTCCTTCAACATTTCTTCCATCATAGAAACTCTCCATTCCTGGATCAGTTTCTTTATCAACTGGATAGATTTCTTGGTAAGAAACACCATTATCATTTGAGACCATTACCTTATAAATATCTAGGATAAGATTTCCTGAACCATCAACTGTAAATGAGTAATTCCTTTGTCCATCTACTAAGTTTGTTAAGATTGTATTTGAATCTGTATGGTTAGGATCATCAAATTGCCAAGTTCCACTATTTTTAAGTAAAATATCTATTGCATTATCTAGGGCAAGGTTCTCATCAGCAGTCATATCGGCTACTGGGTATGAAATTGTATTAGTGCTTTCAATCTTACAGTTTCTTTTGATTAAAGCGTCTAGTTGGGTTTTGGTTAATGACATTTTATTTTATGGGGTTATCTCATAAGACAAAGTTTATCTTATAGGATAGCCCCATAAGGGACTATCACGTAGTTAGGCTACAGTAACATCGAACAATACTGGAACAGTATTTGCCCAAGCCTTGAAAGCGTAATCTACTCTCATTATGACCGCTACTGCTGACATTGCTCCGTCTGCGGTTGCAGGCTCACTATCAACAACAACCTGGCCATAAGTTTCTTTAACAATTCCTAAGTGGAACTGCTTTTTGACACCAGCAAACAAGTGACCGGCTGCAATCTTGTTTGAAGAATAGTGGGTCATACCCATATATTCCAAACCTGACTTACCACCATTTCTTAATGCGGAATCAGAAGTTACGAAACCATTAGCTTGCATATAAGCTTCTAATAGTTCGAAATCTGCTGGGCGCCATACGATAAAACCTCCATTTCTCTCTAACAAAGAATCTCCGTTAGCTTCACGAATCTCTCTCTTGATACCTCTGATAATATCATCAATGTTACTTGAGGTAACAGTAATAACACCAGCTGGTCCTCCAATAGATGCGTTTGTGAAGTTAGTCCACTGTCCGTGTGCTGCGAGCATTGCAGTTTCGATTGCTTCGTTCAAAAGGATAGCTTGTTTATCAGCTAGATCCATTTGCTTAACAAAAGTCTGTTGTGCTAGATCAGCGCGATCAATTAACTGTGGAATTATACCAATACCATTGATAGTAATTGATTCATCAGTAATAACAACGTTCTGATGAGTGTAAGCAGAACCTCTTGCAGTAGTCTGAACTGTTGGTTCAGTGATGTAAGGATTGTGCAATACACGATCATTGGTGTATTCAACATTACAAATTTCTTTCCATTTGTTATTCTCTGATAATCTCTCTTGGGCTTTGATTGTCCATTCCTCTGCGTAAACGATTGTGTTCATTTGATTATTAAAATTATTAAACTAATAAAGACAAATGTTTCTATTTCCCGGCGACTGGATTTGAAGTAAAGTTGTTCTTACTTTTTTCAGTATTGATTCGAGCATTAACCACTTTCTGTCGAAGTTCTCTTTGGTCCACTGGAGGTAATTGACCTTTTGCGATCCAATAATCTACTTCGTTTGATTGTGTTTGGCCTGATCGTTTAGATCCAGTAGGGATCGCATCTTTCGTGGCTTTTAATTCTCTCATCTCTTTAAGTTCAGCTTGAAAATATTTATTCTCAATAACTTCCTCTAAAGATTTTCCTGATGAAGTCATAACTTCTTTAGCTAGTGTCATCTCATCATTTCCTTTAATGCCATTTGCTACAAGAAAGGCTTTTGCACCGTAATCTAACTCATCTTTTTTGCTAGTTTTCTTTGTAGGAACCTCATCCTCAATTCCAGCATCAGCTTTCGCGCGCTTTAATTGTCTTTGAAGTCTAGCCACCCTATCTGCTGGTGATTCAGCTGGTTTTTCAACTGGCTTGTCACCCTCTTTGTTTAAATCAACATCAACCTCCTTTTCTTTTAAATCGATGTCAACTTCTACTTCACCCTCTACTTTCTCTCCTGACTCATTGTTGTTTATTTCTGACATAATGATATTGTCTAGTTAATCACTTTTGTAAGGTGTGAGAACCATAAATCAATTTGTAAAATTGAGAAACTTTTATTAAATACTAATCTGGGACTACTGCTGCAACTACTGCTCCTACCGCTGAATAACCACGTGCCATCCACCCGATTGTATCACTGATTTTAACCACCTTAACAATCTGTGTGTCGGTAAATAGATATTCTTTTGTTCCGTCACAATCTTCAGAGTTAATTTCTTCTGCTGAAGTTGCTGGGGTTCGAATTTCAAAGTTAGCACCGGCTGCACCAACAATAGTAATTTCGTGTCCGATCTGAACGTTTTTTACTGGTGGTAACACTATGTAATCATTAGCATCATTAGTTACACCAACTACAATAACAGATTTTGTTCCAGCGGGAATTGAGTTCAAAGTTGAATCAGAATCATCAGCCGTAATATTCATTGGTTTGAAGTTGACTCCTTTGACTGTGGGATTTATTGAATTATTAACTGACATATATTTATTGATTAAGCATCAGGAGTGATAGCGGCAATTACTGCACCAATAGCGGTATAGCCGTGACCTTCCCAACCTATTGAGTTACTAATTTTAGTAAAGTAATGAATCTGACTACCGGATGGAACTGTATATTCCTGAGTTCCGTCTGAATCAGTATTGTTAATCTTCTCTCCACTTGATGCAGGAGTTCGGATCTCCATACCAGCTGCATTACAAATTACTGTGATAACGTGACCAATATTTACTGTGGCCAAACCAGGAAGAATGATAAAGTCATCTGTCCCGTTTACATTAGCTCCTACTACTACAACACTAGCTCCTGATGGAATAGTGTTTGTTACTTTTTCTGTTGAATTTGGAAAAAGTAATGCTCCCTCTATATTTAATCCTTTTACTGAAGGATAATCACTTGATGGAATTGACATTTTTTTTTAAGTTAATTGATAATAAATAAATTCTACCATTATTCTTATTGGTCGGATATTACTCAAGAATAACAGAACAATCTAAGACGCCTCCGACCGTTATATAAAGGCCTCTTGTAAAACTGGTATCAAACAAATCGATAAATCTCTCTCCAGTTGTAGCTACTGCTGACAAAGTGTTGGTGTTTAGAATCAAACTTCCAACTGCACCCGATCCACTAGCTAAAGTAGCAGCACCCCAAGTAGTATTAGCTAAAGTTTCAGTGGTAGTAATAGCATTTCCAGCACTTCCAAGTAGTCTAGCTTGGATAACCTGTGAATCAGCAGCGTTTGTAGTTGCTATAACATCACCGTGTGGGATAGTTCCAGTTGAATATAGACTTCCCATACCAGAACCTCCATTTATTGCCAACTTCATATTATCAAGGGCATTTGCAACAGCAGCACCGTGTAAGATTTGATCCGCAATAGCACTGGCTCCAGATGTTTCTGACAAAGCAGTTACAAAAGTATAGACTCGGCCATTGATTGTAATTGTAGCAGCCGCAGTTGTAACACCAGCATCAGAAGCGCCTGTTCCTCCCCCCAAAGTGGTATCTTCCCAAGCAGTATTAGCACAAGTGGTTGTAGTTGCATAAGCGTTTGGAGTTACTCCAGGAGTTCTAGCAATAACAGTTTGTTCAGTATCAGTATTTGTAGTTGCCACAACACCAGGATGAGCTAGAGTTCCGGTTGAATAATTAGTTCCAACAACTCCACTAGCATTGATAGCGGCTTTAAGATTATCTAAAGCAGTAGCTTCATCTCCACCATATAAGACTTGGTAAGCCACAGCATCAGCACCTAGTGATTCAGAAAGTTCTGTTACAAAAGTGTAAACAGTTGAACCAATAGTTACAGTTGCACCAGCAACGGTTACTCCGGCATCAGACGCACCAGTTCCTCCACCTAAAGTAGTATCTGGGAACGAAGCAGCAGCACAAGTTTCGGTTGTAGCTACTGTATTAAGTGAAGTTCCTGCTACCCTACCTTTTAAAGTAATTGTAGTAGCATCAAAAGCACTTACAGTTACTTGGGTATGAGCAACAGTTCCAAAACCAAAAGTTGTTCCAGCTAAACCAGAAGTTTCATTTGCGATGATAGCGTCTTTCAAGTTAACAAGAGAAGCTTCAACAGTCGCACCAATTAAAACTTCATTTGCTACTGGAGGATTTACACTTAAAGAATCTCTAAAAGTATAAACTTTTGTTCCGATAGTTACTGTTTCAGCAGCCAAACCACCAGTTAAAGCATTTTTATCTCCGTCCCAAGTTAAATGAGCAGAAGATTCATCACAAGCAATCGAGTTACCGGCAGTTCCACCTAATTTAGCAGTAGCAGTAATTACTAAACCTGAATCACTTAATGATAAGGTTATCCCTTCATTTACTTCGGCTGATATGGTTCCAGATGGACCAGATCCAAATTTAGCAGCCTTATAAAGATTAAGCATTGATAAGACAGCGGTTCCACCAACCAATACTTGATTAGCAGCAACAGGATCAGTTTTAAAGGTATAGACTTGGGTTCCAAAGGTTGCAGTATCTCCGTCTGAAACATCTGTATCATCAGAGGTTAAAGTTCCGGATGCTTTCACAACATCCTTATGATTAGTTCCAGCATTTGTAAAGACAGTAACAGCGTGTGAACCTGGCACTAATGCACCACTCGATACAATTTTAGATGTAGCGTGTGAAGCAGCAGCCATAGCTCCTACACTTGTTAAAGTTCCAACAGCAACAGCACTACCTTCGGTTCCATCAATCAAAGCGATAGTTCCGTTTGTGTGAGAGTTAATATTGATACCTTTTACGATACCAGGACCAACTTTTATTATTCCACTTTCATTTTTGTTTATAACAGTCATTTTATTAAGTTAATTATTTATTAAAGCGCGGGATTTCCTTCTTTCTTTTCTTTGGGTGGCTCTACGACCCTTGCCATCCTTTTCAATTCATTGAAACCACCCTCTAAAGCATTGATCCCATACCACAATGCTCGAAGATCAGCTCCAACTTGCTCATTTGATACTTCCTTATCTATATTTGCTACCAAGGTAAAGGCCATATTTCTTGTTGGGCTAGATGCTACTCCTTTTCTCAAGGTTCCATTACTATATAGCCCGGTCAGTAATATTTTTCTAACTGCCTCAAATTGTATTGGATTATTAACAAACTTATGAATTTCATTTGCCTCTAATTCGGTTAAATAACTTTTTTCGTCCATAATATTTTATAATTAAGCAACTGGCACTACCGGTTGTCCGGTTGGTGGTGCTATTGGGCTAATAAGACCTTCATTTCCTGGTTCAGGTGTAACTGGAGTCGCTGGCATCATAGTAAATTTAGTAAAATCTCCTGGTGATAATCCTGATGCTTCTAACATTTCGTTAAATATCTTAGCCATTGCTGGATTTTGTAGAACTGCTGGATTTCCAATAATACCTCTAAAGATATTACTAAACTTATCTGTTAATTGATTTAGGTTCTTTTGTTTACCAGCAATATTAACCTTAACATCTATGTTGGCATCTTTCATCTCCTCTTTGAAGATAGACATAAAATGCTTATTGCCTTTTTTCTTAAATTCTTCTACGGCTTGATCTACAAATTGGTCAATCTGTTCTTGGGTTGTTACCTTTCCTTGAGTCATACCTTTTCTAATACCAACTGTGGCAAAAGTATTAGCTAATGAAGTGGCTACAAATTGCATCTCATCCATTGATAATTCTTCCATCCAATCTGCACCTTGATTCATTTCGGCTACTAAATCATTGATAATCCAATCTCTATACATCTCACCAAAGAACGTAGCAATCCTACCTTGTCGGAATTCGTGAATACCTAATCCTTGTCCAGTTACAATTTGTGTAGTTCCAAGAGGAGTTCCTGATACTGGAGTAATACCTAGTTGAGCATCATTTGCTGATCCAGTTGTTCTTCCATTTATTTCCCAATCTTGAATAGACTTCTCAAACCTCTCATAGTTCATTGGTTGTAAGACTACTTGTGATATGGTTGTGTTCTCCTCAGTCGTTAAGATTTCTCCTTTCTTTAAATCTGTTAAAGATTTATTCTTTCCAGCAAATGATTGATCTGTGGTTTGAACTGCAATGATAGAAGCAACATCAAGCATTTCTCTGATCTGAATGATTGAGTAGTTAATCCAAATTTGTGGTTCAAACAATTCCTCTATTCCACCAAATCCACAAGCTCTACCATAAATTTCATCTCTAACAATAGCTTTATAAGGTGATTTGCTTTCTTTTCCTTTATACAAAGTAATACCGTGTTTCTTATCATCTTTAGATTTGTAGAAACAAACAACGTGTAATTGACGTGAATATACTCCAGGATCTCCTTCTGGGTCTAAGTCAGTTTCAGGTCTAACAGCGTGTAATTCGTAAACTTCAATATATCTTCCTGGTGTCTTAGCTTTGTTGTTATCAGCTTGATCGGCAGACTTCTCGGCCTTAGCCATTGTAATAGCCTCATCAATAGCATCTGAATCCCATTTACCTTTCATTTCAGCTAACTGATCTGGTGCATAGGAATGTTTCTCACAAATTGGGCCGGAAAGAATATCAGTCTGGTCACAAAAAGCTATTCTCTGTAATGGCACTCTCTCTGGTCGTTTAGCATTAACCTTTTTAACTAAAGCTAAACCATAATCAACATAGCTCTCAACAACTTCATCAATCAAAGTGTCAAAGCTATATTTATAAGTCCAATTATCGTGATATTTCCTTACTAAAAGAGATTTATATGATTCATCAATATTATCTACATATGGTTCAATATCTGTGACGTTAAATCCTTCTGAACGATACTGAACATTTAAAATAGGGCGAATAATATTACGAAAAGGTTTCTTACCCAATTCTGTATCTTCATAACGAGAGTTCTTTAAAAGAGTGGATCGTCTAATATGTTCATACATATTCCATTCCCAACCACCAACAACCGGAACTTTCTGTGTTTTAAAAGCAGTTTCTTCAGTAATTATATATTCATAAATCGAATCTTTTTTTTCCTCCATATTATTTTAGTTGTAGCATTGTGTTCTTTGCAAAAAACTCTGCCATTAGCTTGTTATTAAATAACTTCCTAGCTTGAAATGGGTGCATTATCCTAGTAACTTTCTTTCCATTATGAGTAACCTCAATAATAACCTTACCAGTAACCTTCTTTGGCTTAATAGTTAAAATAGTTTCGGCTAAATTATCTGTATTAACAGTTAGTTTCTGACCACAAACAGATACAACAAATTCAAAAGAATTCTCTATTGCTTTTTTTGCATCCTCAATAACCTTACCAACATTCTTATTAGTAACCTCAACTCCTTTTGTTTTTTTAGTTCTTGCCATATTGATTATATGTTATCACTTTAATAAATGGTCGGATATGGGGTGTGCCGAATTGAACGGCCTATATCACAAAGTAAGCTACCAAGCTATGAAAATGACGGAGAATCGAACTACCGTTACCTTGTTGTTCAAAATTGTAAAAAAGAACTGATACTTCACCTGTCACCCCTTATAATGCTGGATTCTTATGATCCACACTTGCCCAATGACGTTCTGGTCGTTTAAAATTTATTTTATAAGCTATGGTATAACGAATAGCATCCATACTGTGAGAGTATTGATGTTCCGGCACATTTAAAACCTTTCCATCTCTATCTGTTTCCCATAAATAGTTACGGTATTCTTTAATAATATTTATCGACCTTTTTGTAACTGAAATCTGTTGATTCTGAACAAACTGAATACCAACATTAACTGAATCCTTACCCTTAACTGCACCAACGATTGGAATACCATAACTCTTAATTTCATCTATTGATTTAGGTTCAGCACTATCGGCTATAACCATTCCGTATTTCTCGGCTTGGAGTAAATCAACGATTTGCTTGTTGGAAAGACCTTTTGTGTAGGTTACCTCATCCAATATAATGCCACCATTGAAGCTATATTGAGCCACAAGGCTTGTTGGATCGTTTGTATAGCCAAAGTCAAGCCCATAGCGTTCTAGGCGCGCCTCGTGGGGTATTTCATCAATTATCTTCCAGTCTTTATATATCTTACCTTCAACCTCTCCAAGTTGACCTAAACCATAAACCTGCCACCAACCGGTTCTATTCATACGTTGTTCAAGTGATTTGATAATCTCTGGTGGACAACCTTCGTTATCCTTATAGGTTAGAATCATAAAATCAACGTCATCTCTCTTTTGCACCAATTCAGTATGCGCCCAAAATTCATTAGTTGGGTTGTAGTCTATTATAAAAAATTCTTTTGTTCGGATCTCTAACTGTTCAAAGGCTTCAAACTTATTATTGTTAGCCTCATTCATAAAACACCTGTCACGTCTTGCTCCTCTTAATTTATCTCCGTTATCAGTTGAGAAGAATTCAATCTGTGATCCAGTTTCAAAAGTATAGATTGAATCAGTTGCATTCCACCGATTCTCTTGCCAATAATTATGAGCTTGCATTATATTTTTAAAATCTCGGATAGCACCCTTCTTTAAATGGGGAATGGACTCAGAAACAACTGATGTAAGTGTTGGTATCTTATCTGTTTGCGCCATTGCTATAAGATAGATCAGGATTGAGATAGTTTTAGAAGCTGATGAACCACCCTGAATAACCCTTATTCTTTTAGTTAAAATACTAATCCTTTTGTATGCTGTTGTTTCTAAAAAACCCATTTTATATACTTGTTAAAATTACCCCCAACACCAACACCCCTACCACTACCCATAAACAGAAACATATTATTTTTATAAAGGTGGGCATCTATTTTACTTTTATTATTTCATAGACTCTTTCGGTTTTTGTAGCAATATGTTCAGAAGGGACTTCCTTAAATGTTTTTCGTGGTCTTAGTTTCAGATACTTAGCCATTCCATAAACAAACTCCTTTAAGCTATCTTCCTTAGCTGACTCACCTACAAAAATTGAACCACCGTCTTCACATTTTTTTAGCTTCTCCTCTAAAATATTACAACGACATCTTAAATCTGTAATTGCTTCAGCGTGATATTCCATACCTAACCATTTTCTAATTGCGTTTTTCATACTCTATTTTTTATTTAGTGTCACTTGTTGATAAATCAGCTATAATCTCCTCTAATGTATCTACTGCATCATCATCTCCTTCAACCACTTTTCTTAAATCTGCTTTACATTTCTCATACCCCGCTTTTTCCGCTACTTCATAGGTTTTTTGGAAAAGTGGCAAATAACTCCTAGTTTCTTTTCTGTCGCTTTCTTTCTCTTGTTCAGACAAATCAGCATATTTGGTATCAATCTGCCTAAACCACCTTTCAACATACTCTTTAGGAACAATTAAATTACCTAGACTATCTTTCTCAAACTTTGAAAACATATACTTCTGCCACCTAGCCCACCTATCGTGTTCTAAATCAGCACCTTTCTCTACAAACTCTCTCTCCCACTCTTTTTTTAATTCTTCTGACATTTTATTGGGGTGATTATTTTTTAATAAGCTCTATTTCAAATTTATCTTGTAATTTCATCACAACACTTCCAAAAGCTGGTGATTTCCCTTTTTTACCTAAACCACTTTCAAAGTTAATTCTTCCGCTAGGAATATAGATTTTGCCCCCCCCTACTGAATTATGGAAACGAGCCGTGGTAATAAACTCAATCGGAAATAAGATATATATTTCGTTCTTTGCCCTTTGGTATGTTTCCCAAGCCTTAATCATAAACTCGTGCTTTCTGGTAAAAGGTGGGTTAATCCAAATCCGTTTATGTGGTGTCCAGTCTTGTGCTAGTCCATCCGTTTCAATCGTGTCAAAGAGTGGTATTCCTAAATCTTCTGCCTTCTCTTTTGTGGTAGCTGGGTCATAATCAAATACTCCAAATCTCGCCACAAACTCTTTTGGAGTATAGTATTCGTTATCTTTTGTAAATTGAACTTGTGATTTTGCCATCTTATTTTTTTATTATCTTGCTAGACTAACTCGTAAAAGCTCGTCTAGGTTTGTGAGAGTGGGAGGATTCAGGCTGGAAAGCGTTCGGATAAACTTTAAAGGGGTTTCACCTCTGCTGTGTATTGCACACTAGTTTCCCCATTTTCCAATCTGATTTCTCACACCCTCTTTGATTTGTTAAATAGCTAATCCCTAATTACTGTTGCGATTGGTGTCGGTAAATCTTTTCCATTAGTGGTTATATCAGTTTTAATCGTAGCCGTTCCGTGTAAACGATCTAAATCATCTTTATAAAACTTGAAATCTCCTTTCCTAGCCCTTAATAAACTAGCTTCAACTAATTCATTTTCTATTTCATCTTCTGTCTTACCTAGTTTTTTACCTAGACTAACAATAGCTTCAGCTCTGATCGTGGCATAATTCCTCTGACCTTTAGGGCGACCATTAGGATTATTAGTTTCTCCTGGTTTACAAGGTTTAAGATTGAGCAATCTCTTATCAATGTTTTTTTCTTTGTTTTCAATCATATTGCTATAATTATACTACTAAACTTCTAACTTGTCCAACCATTGTTCTTTAATCGCTTTAGATACACCATAAACCATTAGAGGTGGCACAGACATTCCTACTACATATTTTACATCTATGCCCATAAAGTCGTAATCAGTTGGGAAAGAACTCGATAAGATTAGATCCATATCAGAGGCTTTCTTTCTATCATACGATCTGTAATTCTCTCCACCTGACGTGACGGTTGGATAAACGACTTCATCATCTACAATAAAACAAGTGAAACCGGATAATTTACCATTTACTCTTTCCACTATATCAGCGACACACTTATCTCCCCTCTGATAATTCAATAAAACTTTTTTCATATGATCTGTTGGTTCCTTTCCGTCTGGAGATCGATATTCCCCATACTTAATAGGTTTCTCGTGAAACTCTAACTTTAAAGGTGGTAGATTTAGATCAGTTCTCCTACCTATCACAAAGATTCTCTCTCTACGCTGTGGCACACCCATTGAAGCACCATTCAATAGAAATATCTGAGGTTCATATCCTATTTCTCTAAACTTCTTTAGAATGTTATTTAGATAGACCTTCGCGTTTCCTTTAGCTAAACCTGATACGTTCTCGCTTACAATTATCTTTGGTTTGAGTTTATCTGCGAGTTCAAGAAATCTAAAATATAAATCATCAAGAGTTTGAGATACATTACCCTCGACATATTTCCTTTCCTTACCCCAGCTTTCCTCTCTCTTACCGGCCATTGAAAAGGTTGTGCAAGGTGGCGAGCCATCAAGAATATCAAGAGTAAAGAGTGCCGGGTCTAAATCTGTTCGTTCTGTCAATGCTCTAATATCTTCTAAGTAATACAATTTAGGTTTGTGGTTCTCCTGATATATCTTGGCCATCTTTGGATCTATATCATTAGCGCCAATTACATTATATCCAGCTAGTTTGTAACCCATTGAGCTACCACCTCCACAAGCAAAGGTTGAGAATACATTATGTTTTCTTTCCTTTGGATATTCTGCTTTAGTCCACCTGTAATTCATAACTTAAAATTCATATCCACAACTTGGACACTTTTTAGCTGAATAATCTCCAGCTTCTTTTCCAAGTTCTACTTGATCTAATTCAGTATTCTTGAAGTTATACTCTAAATCCAAAATACCTGAATCAAAACCTGTTAGTTTTAAGAGTTCCTCATCTAGTAATTTCATATCCTCAATGGCAAAGTCCATATTCCAAGCTGATTCATTGAGTTTATTATCTGCAATTCTCAAAGCTGATACCTGCGCATCAGTTAGATCCTTTACCCGAACACAAGGAACTTCCTTTAAATCAAGGTTTAAAGCGGCTTCAAAACGACAATGACCAATTACAATCTCATTATGCTTATCAACTACGATTGGCTGTAAGAAACCAAAAGCTTTGATTGAATCTGCCACCTTCTGAATTTGCTCATCAGTATGCTGTTTAGCATTTTTGGCATAAGGTTTTAAAATACTGACGTTGATATTTTCTATTTCCATTTATTTAATTAGTTTTAATGCTTCACTTCTAGTAATTATACACCCATAGACCGAAGAAGACAAGGTGATTGCTATATCATTTATCATTTGGAATTTTAAATTTCTATCTTTAATAGTCTTATTGATCCACTTGACTTCGGCTCGATAGGCTTCAACTTCCATTCTTAATCTAAACTCTTTGTCCGTTATATATTTCTCCCACCACTCATCTTGATTCATCATCATCTGTTGAGTAAAATGGACTTCCTCGTGAGCAATCTTTGCTAAAGGTAGAAATGATCCGTTGAAATGAATATTTCCCCCATAAGCAATGATTAACCCCTTATCCCACTCCACTCCAAAGGCTTTATGTAACCGGTCATAAATCAATGGTTTTTCATTTATTATTTTCATATTATCTGTATTTAGAAAAAAGATAATTTGCTTCTTCTAAAGTAATTTCTAGTTTATCGGCTACTTCTAAAGAATTTAAACCTTGATTTTTCAGATAAACAATAGCCGGGGATAAACTAATTAGACGCAATTCTTTATCGTGTTGATCTCTATGTTTTTTAGCCATCTCCTCACTATTCTTATAAATCGCATCCCAGATTGTTGTTTTACCAACACAGAAAACTCTTGCAATCTTTCGGTTAGTAAAACCCTCTTTTTCCTTTAATCTCTTGGCCAGTTTTATTTCTGTTTTTAATAAAACCTTCTTCATAGTTATTTTAACAAGGCGACTACATCTTTTAGGGATTCGAGATATTCAAACAAATCAGTATTAAATTTAGCCTCTACCTTCTCAGCTTTTCTATTATCAGCCTTAGCTTGATTATCCTCTTGAGATTGCAACCTCTTAATATTACTCTCGGTTTCACTCTTAATTTGGTTATTTAGAACTTCAATAATAGTCTGGACATCCTTCTCATTGCCTTTAGTTGATATTTCAACTTCTAAACTAAACAATTCTTTCATCTCTTTTGAAAACTTCTTTTTATTTTCAGGAGTGAATTGGAGTTTGTTTTCAACAACAACTTTCTTTCCATCCTTTTTAGTTGCATACTTATCCTGTATTTCAGTAGTAAATTCTTGCCTTACTTCATCCGCCTCTTTTAAAATTCGTAAGAATCTTCTGCGAGCTGAGGCTTCACTGACATTCAATTCTAGTGGACTAAGAGATAAAACCAATACTTGAATATCTTTATTTGTTAACTTCATTTTCTTTAATTAGATTAAATATTTTTTTGAATAAGCCATTTACTTTTTTAGTCTTGATAATAAATGGTGGTAAAAACATAAACTCTCTACTTTTCTTTCTGGAATAATATAAACCTTCTTCAAAAATCTCTATTCGAAATTTTCTATAAGCACTCATATAATTATAATAACTTAGCTACCTCACTCCAATCTCTCTTAGGTGCAGTTCTTTTTGGAATATCGACCCCTATTAACCTTAAAGACCTAATAGCTGTTGAAACTAATCCAGCATTGACCCCTGTCTTTTCATCAATATCGCGAAATTTTACCCCTTGTTTATATAATTTGACTGCTTCTGCAAACTGTTCATTTGTTATTTTCATTCTCTTGTTTTTTTAACTTATAAGTGTCCCACCTCTTTTTTGCACCAATTTTTCCAATTTTAGAAAAGTGTTCCGGGCCGTTGTTCTTCAAGGTTGCTAGACCTCTTTTTCTTCCTATCTTTTTCAGATATTCTGTTATTGCTTTTTCCATATATGTTTTTCTTTTCTTTATAGATTACCCACCAAAGGGCGGGGGGGTTAATAAATTGTTCTGCTAGATGTAATGTCGTATAAATTTGTTCGATTGACCAACCTTTAGTTAAAGAACAGATTTGTCCAAATGGTTTTTTCAATAATAAAGCCGTTTGGGTTCGCAGATCAGATATTTGATTCCCCCCTTTTTTGGTAAGAATATCCTTTTGAAACATCAACTTGTAACGATCTAAAGTTGCATTTATTGCCTTTATACTCGTATCAAGAATTTCATCTCTATAACGATATTCGTGTTCCATAGGTTAGAGTCCTTCGCTTATTTCATCTTCTTCATTGTCTGAACCATCATCAATCGGATATTTTCCATCAAATAATTTAGTTAAATCAATTTCTGATTTATGATAAGCCTCAAGAATTTCAGGCGCTACCGGCTTTGGTGGAATTCCTATCACACTATAGGTAACCTTATCTCCCTCCTTTTTCTTATTGATCTCAATATCATAACCTCTTAAATCTCCCCAATCAGGATTCTGCTCTAAATCATTATAGAGAGGATTCATAATTGTTTTCTGAGTAATCTCTAAGGTCTGAATCAACTTATCAACATAATTCCAAACGACTACCGCCCAGAAATAATTGATATTTGGTTTGCCATTCTGATTTACATCAGCATCTTCTGATTTGAATTTACAAACAGATCCTTCGTGCCTAGTTGGTTTCTTGTTCTGCCACATTTCCCAACCAACAACGACTTCTGATAAAATCCTAAATCTATTTTTTCCGTCTTGTAATTTAGCGAACTGAGATGACCCTTTTGGTATCTCTGTTCCTTGTGGTATTGTTCCCATTTTATTGTTTTATTTATTAGTGCTGTTAAGCGTATTTTTAATTTTTTGTTTTTATGAGATACCGACCAATCCCTCTAACTATTATAACATAATGTCAATCGTATTGCTAAATATTCAACTGTGCATATCCTGTGGATAACTTGTGTATAACCCCTTGACTTATAACAATCGCTTTGCTATGCTTAGAAAGTCTCGTAATACAGACCCGCTTTGTTTGCATTTTTACGGTAATAAAATTGAAATTTCGTAGAATAGTCCTTAATAGGGCTATTTTACTTTAATCTTTTAAAGGCCTTCTTCAATTCTTGTATTACCATTCTTTGATCCCGACCTAAGGCTTCATAATCCTCACTTGAAACCCAACTATTAACCAAGTAGTTATCTAAAACCCGGTTCCACTCTAAATGGGGTAACCCTTCTGATTCTTCAACTGGCGGTTTTTCTTTAATACAACTCATTTTAGATGTTTAATTTTACCTTTTAATTTTTCTATTCTATTAAGTTGCGCAATATGATTTTTAATCCAATCAGCACTTACTTCTTTTAAACAGAAAGGACACTTAACTTTTCTCTCGGTTGATTTCATAATCTTTTGTATTCAGTCTGACTATTAACCCAAGTGCGATATTCTTCCTCTAAGACTCTTCTCCTACGTCTAACCTTTTCATCTGTTGGCAACCACCTATGCTCATCATTCTGAATGATTGCCCGGACTCTTTTAATACTCTCTTGAGTTGGTAAGGTATAAAGGCTTGAAAGAAAGATACCCTGACCCCCTGAAGTGTTTTTAATGTGTGCTGGATAATACTTATTCCATAAATATATCATTAGTTTAATATCGCAGTTTCTTGTATCTGGAAATTCAGCTAAGACACCTGACACCCTAGTTTTTAATTGATCTTGTTTCATATTATTTATTCCAACAATGTTTTGAGGCTTCCCAATCTACAGTTCCTCTCGTCTGATAAAGGAATTTGGCATAAGCTCTATTATCAGCTTCCTTTGTTAAATCTAACCCCATCTTGGTTGCTTCGGCACCGTGATATTTAAGATTCACCTGAAACAAACCCACATCCACACTATCCCGACCATTAGTGTTACCTCTCATAAGAACCTGACCATTCTTATCAAACTGACTTCCACCACTCTCACATTGAGCTATTCTTTCTAGGACTGGATAATTTACTTCCTGATTAACATATACTTTTACTTCTCGCGTTTCTATTTGTGGGTAAGCCCATCTAAAATATTGAACCACCCCACCCAAAGCCACTATAATTACTAACCAAAACACTAAAACCTTAATTACTCTTTTTATTTTTTGTTGCATTTTTCTTTTTTTTATTTTTATAAGTTATTTCCGAGCACACCCTTCGTCTTTCAGTCTTACATTTGAAACAAGAATTTCCTTTAAAATATGGAAGTTTGTCAATAAAGACACCACAATGTTTACAGATTGCCATATTAGTCAGTTATCGTTATGTTCATAAATTCACACCACCTTTCGATTCGACCAAGTTCTTCATCAGCATCATCTGAAATACAAGTATGATTTGAATAGTATAAATCTTCGGCTTCTTCAGCTGTCATTACACGCCCGTCTAAATCTTGTTCAATTATATTTTCCATAATTTTATTTAGTTAAATTCTTCTAACTGACAAATACATTTTTCTGTTCCAACCCCCCTCATCATATGACCTTCGCCATCTGATTCATCAACTGATACTAAACCAGTTCCTTCACAGAATTCACAGACTTGATCTTTAGCATCTTCAAAGGCCTTCCATTTTTTATCAGCTCCAATAAACTCTAAGTTGCCATATTTATCCTTTCCGGCATAAACTAGACCAACTTGTTCCGCCACCTCTTTTTGTTTTCTTTCACTTAACATACTTTTTTTACTTAGCTTATAACTTGTAGAAGCCGACTTTCCTCTACCCTTATATTATAGCAAACGGATTGTTAGAAATACATAGTTTTTAAATTTCATATGTTAGTAACTTTTAAAAGCCTTATAATACAAGCCTTAAATAGAGTCTTATTCTAAACGAGGTTTAGATCATTTAGAACAAAACAAAACGAAATAAAGAAAAACCCTTTTTAATAAAAACAAAAAAGAAAAAGTCCCTAGAAAAATAATTATTCTCTCTAGTTCAAAACATAGAGATTAGATTATCCTATTAAGAGGACCATCCGTTTCAAACATTATATGCTTAAAAAAATAAACGTAAACGCCACTTCTGTGGTTAAACTGTTAGTAACGTGTGGATAACCACTTTAAATCCTTATGTTATATGGCTAGAAATAGAATTGTATTTTTAAAAAATTAGGTATATTATTATATATATGTCAAACTCTAACGACAAAATAATATTCAGTTGTATTGGTGAATTTAAAGATGTTGATGGTAGGAGAAGATTCATTCCAGATAGCCCGGACTATTATGTCGATCGTTCATCTAAACAACCCTTAAATAAAAAGTATACTTGTGATTTTACGACAAAAGTGCCAACTAGAAGTGAAGCTCAATTAGCTTATCACTGGATTCTTTGCCAATACATTTCCGAACATACTGGATTTCAACCGGGTGAAGTTCATCAAATGGCTAAGCAATTAGTTTGGGGAACTAAGACTGTTAAAATCGGTAAATATACCACCCAAGTGTGTAAATCAATTTCTGATAAAGCAATGACGCCAAAATATGAAGTGGTTTTGTTGATCGAAAAAGATTTAGAGATGTGTGCCGATAATGATATTAGAGTTCCAACTCGTAAGGAGTTAGGTTACATTGATACTGATGAAAAAATAAAACCTATTAAAAATTATCCCAAAGAAGATATTAACCCAACTTTTTAAATGAGGCCAATTCCAGAACAACTTAAAGAGGAAATTCAAAACGATAAGTATTATAAAAAATGCTGTCTATGTCCGGTTCGCCAAGTTCAATGGCATCATAATTTAATCTTTGCCGGGCGCCAAGTGAATGAGAAAGAATGCATCTTACCTATTTGTGAGGTTTGTCATAACAAAGCTAGAAATACAGAGATTAGAGAGCAACTGGATTTGATTATGCTAACTAGAATGAGTCCTGAACAAATGCAAAAATATTCTAAAGCTGTGGATCTCTTTCAAAGGTATAATTATTTATGTCAAAAATACCCACTATGATTAGACTCAAACTAAAGGCTCTATCTCTAAATTCGGCCTACAGAGGGCGCCGGTTCACTACTCCAGCGCTAAAGGCCTATAAAGAGTTAATTCGCTATCTAGCACCCAAAATGGACCTCACAGGTGGTCATTTAGAGGTATTCTATCGATTCGGTGTGTCTTCAAAGGCTTCAGATGGAGATAATCTAATAAAATGCTTCCAAGATGCTATTTCTGAAAAATATGGCTTTAACGACCGGGAAATATATAAATGGACTGTTGAAAAAATAAATGTTAAAAAGGGAGAAGAATATATTGAATATGAAATAAAATCCTATAACGACAAAAGCCGTTGAGTTTCAAATTATTGATCTCTCCGGCTTCTTCGACCTCCAGTGCTTAGTCGGCACAGAGATGAGTTTGAAATCTCTACTGAATCACGTCTGCTTGGCCATTTAATCTACTTTCTAGGCAGACATAGGTGGCTAGGCGATGAATGAGTAAAGATACTATCCTAAATTGTTACTTGATACTGGAATATTATATTTGTTTAAAATTGCTACTAAGATGTTCAAGGCCACACCAACTCCAATAAGAATAAGTCCGGTATTTAAATTATTCTGGATCAAAGTTAATCCAGCACCCATTAAAGCACTACCTGTTCCACTAATTGTTTGATTATACATAAATTTCCTTAAGTTTTGCTTGCGTAAGTGGCCCGAAGTTTCCTAGCGCAGGCGTTATGTTGTATCGCTTTTGGAAAGCAATACAAGCTGTTCTAGTAATATTACCCCAGTTCTCGACTTCTGGAATATTCGAGGGAAAAATCCCCTCCCATTTAAAACACTTTTGAGCTGACATAATTGATCCATCAAACTTTGGTCGGCCTAATGGAACTATATCATTATCTTGTGTTTCAAAGGTTTTTAGATAAGAAGCAAGAAAGCATCTAGCGTTGAAGTATTCCTCTGAGATGAGACGATAGCCTTTAATCGCATAATTCTTCCCCCAGGAGTCTACTATCAAAATGTATTTCTTTCCATCGTGTAGAAAATAATCAATAGCAGTAACTGAGTGTCCTGATGTCGGAGCTTTAGTTCCGATAGTTGGTTTATCAGTCCATTCTTCAGGATGAAAACGAACCCAGATCATCACTCCCTTCCCAGTGGCTTGGATTGTAGAGGCCACTGTTTCAAAGTCCAAAGGTAGTTCTATCCTTGAAACCTTAAAAGTTTTAGCTAAATCATCATAGTATTTCTCTTTTTTTACTGCCATCATTTCAGCATCGTTCATAAGCATTGAAGGCATATAGTTTTCAAATAAGTTACCAAGTTTTGGGAAGACAGAAAAAATATCGACTGAATTACAACCTGATACCATTGGTTGACTTCTTAATTGATATGGAAAGGTTGATGAAAAATCTACCCAGACTCCATACTTTTGTTCAAACATAATAGAGAGTTCAGTCGCATAGGTCATACAAACACAAGAACCGGAACCATCTTGATTACGAATGGTTGGTAGTTTTCTCCATTGGTCTTGAGATTTCTCTAACCAGATCACCGGGGCCGGAGACAAACACACTTCTGAAAGGGAATAGTTCTTGGCTTTCTGCTCAGAAGTCTGGTTATCTATTGCGCCATTGTATGTTTCTTCTTTCATTTTATTCTTTATTAAAAATCTTACCCCAGGCGACGATAACACCGCCTAACATTGATAAAAAAACTAGGAAAGCCATAAGCCATTTAGCCATTAGCCCTACTGTTTTGTAGGTTTCTGAGATAGGGACTAGGAGCTTATTATTGGCTTCAATTGCCTTAAAAATTTGCTCGTGTTGATCCTTATTTTGTTGATTGATTTCGTCTTGTGTCATTTGTTTATAAATTATGTTTGTGTGCTTTCATTACCACAAACGCTGATAAATAAAGTTTAGTTACTCCGATATAGCTCGGAGTAGGCTAGAGGTTATGTGTTATCGGGTTCTTGTTCGGTTTCCCTGGGAACTGCAATCAGTTTCCATTTAGGGTCAATCCAAACATTGGTGATGTAACGAGCAATATCTCTAGGATGTCTTGTCCCAAAAAGATAATGCCAAGCTCGGTGACGTTCCTGAGTAACAATACTGATGTTCTCACCAGAATCATTACCTCCGTTCACCTTCTCGTGCCTGTGGTGGCGAGTCATTTTGTCTCTCATACTTTCCTCCACGGTTCATCACGAATCTTGTCCATTTCGTTGGGGTGCGTTTCCATCCAGTTTTGCACGAGCCAATCTGGACGTAGATACAATTCCTCATCTGAGCAATCGTGTCTGACCCTTGTTTCGTGCCTATTTTTAGGATTGTTTAACGACTCCACAATAACGTGAGTAGATAAATGATAGTAACCCCACATATAACCTCCTTGTGTTAAAGAACTCTTAGAAGTTTATAGACTTTCTTGGGTCTCTGTATCCTTGATAACTGGTATAACGACTGGTGTTTCTTCCTTAGTTATCTCAGCGACTAATTTGACTATCTGTTCCTCTGCTTTAGACTTCATATCCTCGGCTAAAATCTTCCTTGCTTTTAATACTTCTAATTTTGTTGGTATCATATTTTTAATTATGGTTAATTCTAAACCCCTTTTGATATTCCCAGAATACCCAATGAGGTGTTGCTGATAATTTGTCTGTGTTTCCACTATCTATCGACCTCTTTGCGTTTATGTCGCTTCCTGAAACTTGGCTATCTTGTATATCCATATAGGAAAATGTCATAGCTCCTACAGATGCATTGTCTATTGTAAATCGTGTGCCTGGAGTTGTTGAACGAAGCGTAACTAAACTGCCTACTGTTCCATTAAAGTCTGGAGTTTCGTCTGCTAATGTATAAGTTTCTCCGTCTTGAAAAGTGTATGTTTTACCAGCAGTTAGCTTCAAATAATAAAATGTAATTCCAGTTCCTGTTAGTGTGCAGTCATCCATCAACCAAGTATTACCAGCACCATCCCAAGTTCCTTCATTGTTTATATCGCCATAGAAATGTATTCCCTGTGAATGAAATGTTCCTTGATTATCTAAGTCGCCTAGTATATTACCAAAACAAGAAGCCTCTCCACCAGATGCAATAGTTAAATCCCTAATACCTGCTCCGTTGCTTTGAATTTTTGAATAGCCACTAACAGTTACATCACAGGTCGCATTATCCATCGGCACCCAACCAGTTCCAGTTGTTCCACTGATAGTAATTGAGGTTGGACTTTCAAGAACAGGAGTCGTTCCACCAAAAGTTCCAGCGATTGTAATTGAACCTGTTTCACTTGTATCTTGTCGGATTGCGTAGTTACTGTAAGTACAACTTGTTGGGATTAAAACATCACAACCATCTCTATAATATAGAATATTTGAAGTTGCTCTAAAACAATAATCAGTTGTAGCTGTTGGAGCTACTGTGTTTGCTGTGGCATAAGTAACTGATGGATTGAGGTTTGTATCACCTATTACCATAGTGTCTTGCTCCATTGTGACGCCTGTGACTGCTGTTGTTCCCTCTGTTAAGTTTGTAAGCAAAGCACCCTTAACTGTTTCTCCATTGATGAAAAATAAAACAGGTGTTCCATACATTGAATCAACTCCAGTAAAAGCAAAGTCGCCTGAGCCTGTGGTATCTACTCTTCTTTTTAATTCAGCACATAATACACTCGTTGACCAAGTTGGAGTAGGAATAGTAATAGTATTTCCACCAACTAAATCTGTTGCTGTTGTTCCTGTGCCTTCGTCAAAATGCCACAAGTGAGTTATGTTTGCTTCGGAAGTATAATAGTATTTCCCATTCCAGCCTGGTCTTGTCGCAAGAGTCCAATCGTCGGTTACCCAAGAAGCACTTTTAGCATCTGAAGATATAAATATTTCACCATACTTTGCTGTTGTGTAA